ATGTCCAGAATGTAGAGGGTCAAAGCCCCCACTCACTACTATAATCATGACTTATCCTTATTATATCGTTTTCATCTAGTTTTTCACCCTCCCAAACCTCGAATATCCTTGTATGCCCATTAGAAGCTCGTACACAATGAACAGTATTTTTTGGGATATAAACTCTATGACCAGGTAGAAATGTCCACCAGTGGTCTCCTATGAGGGTCGTTGCTTCGCCATCGAGGATTTTCCAGTGCTCATTTCTATATTTATGGTACTGAACCGACATTGCCTTGCCTGGATACACATGTAATATCTTTGCTACCATCTTTGGTGTTTCTTTTAACACTCGATAAGTTCCCCAAGGTCTTGAAACTATCTTCATAATGTAAAAGCAAGGAAGGCAAAGAAAAAATAAACAGCTAATAACCCCATCATAAATTTTAATAATGTCCAAAGAAATTTATCCATCATTTAAAAGGTGGCCCCATAAACCAACACACTAAACTATGTCGCACTCCTTCGGTGACTGCTTTAATTCTATGAAGATAAAAAGATGGGAAGATAATCATATCTCCTTTATCTTTGAATCCTTCTATTGGTTCTATCTTACCATCCATATTTTTTATTTGTAGTATCCCTCCCTTATAATCTTCAAAGTTAGATAACTGTACAACCATAGATAACTTTCTTATTAATCCAGGATAAGGTCCATCAGATTCTGGTGGATAGATATCTCTGTGCCATTGATAGTGTTGTCCTTTTTTATACTCAGTAAACTGAGGGCACTGGAGTTGATTGATATCAAAACCATAATCCTTTTTATTTAAACCAGCAGCTACCTCACATAGTTTAGGAACAATCCAATGATCAAGAGGGAACCATCTTAACTTTGAGTTCCTATCTTTTTTTAAGTCGGCTTCCTTTTTCCACATAACACCTGCTAAATGTTCTGAATAGTTAGGTGATTCTTTTATTATATCATCACAGAATTTTTCAGGGACAGCTTTAGGTATCGTCACATATGTTTTATACATCTACGACCTCACATGAATTAGCTGTACATGCAAGAGTTTGGGAGGACTTAGTGTTATCATCTTGTTCATATTCAGTCAGTTCATTCCAATTAATTTTATTAGGTTGCTTTGACTTTAACTTATTATATGTTTCATTGTCAATGTTTTCATATGGTGCTTGTTGATAGACATGCCCAGAGTTCGGTAGAAAAGATACACCACTGAGATCATTAAAGTTATTCCAACACCAGTCAGCAACACCTAACCACTCATCTTCGTTAACGGATATCGTAATGCTTGGCTTATGTTCACACCAGTATTGTGCATAGATTAACCAATGTTCCAGTTGTTCAATTGCTGTCCGTTGATTACGAACAAGGCAACCGTTGGGCGCTCTCTCAACAAAAGAGAAAACACTGGTGGCTTCTGGCTTCATTACACAATCTTCAATTGGTATGTTTTGTTCTTGTAAAAATTTAGTTAATGGATCTTTCTTATCGCCTCTTACTCTACGAATGTAATAATCATTATGTCTTGCATGAATACCTGATGCCGCATTAACAAGTTGTGATACAGTTCCAGATGGTTTAACACAAGTGATAGCTGTCGATTGTGATATACCAAATGTCTTTGCCCAAGCTCTGTTGGTTTCAATGGCGGCTTTCTTCATAGTCGTAAGTAAAGAAGTTAATGCCTCTTGATTATAAATATTACCAGATAATATTTTATGATCCATTATTCCTGTAAGGGATACTCCAAGCAATCTTTCCTTTTCAGTTGTGTCTTTCCACTGCCGACGTAAGTACTTAAAGTTTGTCAAGGATGCCTGCATTGTCCCTAGTATTGTAGCCGCTTTAACCTTTTCAATAAGTTCTTCTTCGGTATCATCAGCTCTAACAACTACTTCGGATAGATTACAAAACTGGAATGGTCGTAAAATTATTTCTGAACATGGGTTGGTTCCAAACTCAAAGTCAGAGTCTCTTCTTTTATTTCGTGCTGCAACTTTCTTTGAAGCCTCTCTATTAAAGATACCTCGTTCACCACTGCCTGATTTATACAGTGCTAACCATTCTTCTATAAATGTACCGATGTTATCTGGTTTCGTTTCATATACCGCAGAGTTATTTGAGAGTGCTCGTTGTGATTCAACTCGATACCACTCACCAGATTTAGCATCTCTCATATCTCTATCATTAAGATCAGATAAACTAATCATAGCCGACCGTCTAACACCACCAACAACAACAATCTCACCTACCTTACATACTAGGTCGTGACATTCTAAAGAAGTTAGTTTTCTTCCCTTGGCTTTCTTAAAAGTTTCGACCGAGAAATTGAAGAGATCGACGAGCGGTGAAGGACCCGAAGCTCTTCCACCGAAAGTTTGAAGCCTAGCTCCTGCAGGGCGCACGTTGGATATATCCCACCTGGGTACTTGCCCGGCATACAATAACGTAATGATTTCCCGAAATGCTTTTGCCCAACCGAGCTTAGAATCTCGAACGACAACAACTGTTTCAGTGCTATGAAAAGCATCAGCAATAATAGGAAGTTGTTCGGTATATTTCTTTTCCACACTGAAGCCTACTCCTGTTCCACACATTAATATATATAGTATCTCATCGAATGCTTTAGGGTGATCTACTGGTACATATGAACAATTATACCCAGCTATGTTCTCTCTTTCCAAGGCTGGACCAGCAGTCATTAATGCTCTCATCGATGGCATAACATCTAGGTTTAATACTTTCTCTTCTAAATACTCACGAGTCTTTGGAGTTAATTTATATTTACAATTCTTATCTAGATGTTGTTCAAAGAAATCAAAGTACCTAGCAACTGTTTCGTGCCAGTCTTCTCTTCGTTTCTTTTCTGGTAACCACCTAGCATACCTAGATTTATGTATGAACTGTTGATACACAGTTGGTAATTCTTTATTCGTCGTCATTCGTTTGTCTCCCTTTCATTTTAAAAATATTACGTATATGTGTTAGAGTCATAAAGATGTTTAGTACCATCATAAAGTATAACCCTTCTTCGATTGTCCACCACCACCAGAATACTTGCGAACCGAGTCCGAATAGTGGAGCCTTGATGGTTCCATTGCCGTATAAATATACGGATATACAGGCTGTTGTTGCCGCAGTTATTTCAAGTAGTGGAAGTTCTGATACTATCATCTCTTCTCAATCAATTCAATAAGTCTATTTAAATACCATTGAGCTTTTTGTAAATCTTCTAGTTTCTTTCCTTTATAATTACAGCGCCAAGTGTATTTAAATATCTGACCACGTAGGTACCCCTCGTATTCTCTTGCATCTAAAGCAGCTTCGATTGCATCAATACATTCAATACCTTTATCATTATATTTATAATGAGGTGGATGATTAACTAAATCATTTTTCATTTTGTCTCCTCTCCTGTTCTCATATTAAGTAATACATTCAATCGTCTTCTTTGAAAGTTTGTATTAGTGGGTTCATTAATAAGTTTAGTAGCGAATGAACGAACTTGTTGGTAGTTAAGACCAGCAAGGTCGCACACATCCACAAACCAAGAGGCTGTAACACCAACGGTTTTACTAAACCATCGAACTGCTTCCTCTTTAATTTGTATGGATTCTTTAGATTTATTTTCATTATCATTACTGGCATCAAGAAGTCCTTGGTAGATAACGGCTCGAAACAATGCTCTTTCATTCTCTCCCTCTTTATTTGCCCCGGTGTCCATACCGAGTGAAGGGTCTAAAACTATTCGGCTTTGGTTTGGCTTTGACAAATAAGTTTGTTGTGTCAATTTCTTTTGGTCGCTCATCTATCCATTCCACAGGCACAAATCTTTCTGCCCATATAAAATTATTATTCGTAAGCCAATCACCATAAGTTGTTTTACTAGTTTTGTAAAGTTTGTTTTTACAATTCTGTAATAGAAACCTTATGTCTAAGTCTGGTCTTTGTTTCTTTATCAGTAAATGTTTGGCTCTATCTTCCCTTGTTAGTTGACCTTTCAGTTCAATTATAATTCCGTTAGACAATACTATATCTGGTGTGTAAGTTTTTCGTAGCTCAGGCACAACATATGGTATGACTAAGCTTTCATATTCAAACTGTACTTTATTGTCTTCCAATCTGGAACACACTGTCTTCTCAAAAATAGATCTATAATATCCTGTTTCTTTTTGTAGGCAACTCACGGAAGATCCTCTGAAACATTGGGTTCATTAACCACCTTGGTTAACCATCGAGGTCCTTTGCTATATATAAATTTCCTAAGTCCTATTCCATCGTTTGCATCGGACCAACAATCATTCTTATAAGAACAGTAAGAACAACCAACACTTAGTTTCATATTGCCTGATGCTCCGTCGGCTTCGGCATCATAACATCTAGGTGGTGGTGTCTGTTTATCTTTTAAAGCTTTTCTTAAATGTGCAATCCGTTCCTTTGCATTGGGCACATCTTCCTTATTAGGTTTACATAGAGCCAGTGCTCCACTTTGTTTATCGATAGCAAGGAAAGCAACCTTATCATTCTTGTTTGCCTCAGAGTATGCAGCGATCTGATGTAGATATCCAAAGGCATCTGTCTCTTTTGTTAAGTCATTCTCTCTAAATTTTCTAAATCCAAACTGTGATGCAGATTTTATATCGACTACCCATCCATCTATTATTGCATCTTGGTGCCCTACAACTCCATCAAGTTCTAAAGTTTTTTGTGCATCACTTACTGAATGACCAGCTGTTTTAGTTAGGAGTATTAATAAAGCCTCAAGCATATGACCATATAGAAATTTGATTCGTGCATGTGATGGCATGTGCTCCCGCAACTCTGATTTATATAACTCATACCACAGTTGTCGGTCTGGTTTGCCGAGGCTCGACATACGAATACCTCGGCTACCAGATTGTTTCTCTGTTAGAAACTGACGAAGAACATCTTTCATTGTAGTTGCAAACTCTTCTAAATCATTTTCAGTTGGAACTTTTTTGTTTCCTTCTTCAAACAAATTATAAATGTCTTTAACTAATGTGTTGATATCCTTCTTCATAAGCTACTAAAATGGGACCTCGTCGTTTAGTCCGTCGTCGTTTGCTTTACCGTTAGCACCTGGTGCCTGGTATCCAGACTCCTCACTAAGTTCTTCAAGGTTCTCGGAAGGACTATACTCTATTAGCTTAGTAACTTGAACGGCTTTCAAAGATGATCCAACACCTTTATTACCACCGACATCATAGTCATATGTATCAAACAATACATTAACCAATGATCCATTACCAATCAAAATGTCTGAACTAATAGGTTTCTTTTTCGCATCAACAACACGAGGTGAGGCATTCTTCGTACCATCTTTACGAGTATACTTCCTCTTGATAGTAACGAAATCATCCCTCTCATCTTGCTTGTTTTTAATACGAGGACCAAGACCTAAGTCTTGTAATTGTTTCTTAGTCTTTGCATCCACAGTTACATCAATAGAAAAGATACCTTGTTCGTTGTATTGATCGTAATGTGGTTGGTGGACTTTCGCCCAATAGGCTGTGCCTGATATTACTGGCATAAGTTTCTCCTTATTATAAAAGTTATTAAAAGTTATTAAAGTTTATGTCTCCTAATTTATTTCAAGAAACATTAGGACAGTATAGCATACTACCCTATGTGTCAACAGAGTTAGTGAGTCTCTTCCCAAGTAGTTCCGATTGAGTACTCACTATCTAGTGGACATCGTAAGTCAAATTGTTTTTCTACATGTTTCATTGCCTCCTTTGTTATGTTACCAAATTCTTCAGCATGAGATTTACGAACCTCAAACTGAACTTCATCATGGACGTTAGCCACTGGCTTGGCATCCAAGTTCTGCTTGGCGGCTTCATCAATTATATTTATAAGCCATTGCTTACATATAATTGCACCCGCTCCTTGAATAAGTGTATTCAAACTAGAGTGGATAGACCGTGCAAGTAGAATTCTTTTATCAAGTGCGACAAGTTGGTACTCGCCGTACTTACGTTTACGTTCTCGTAAGAATCTTATTAGTGTCTGGTTTAGTGTCTTCATTCCATTAACTTTATTTATAAATCGTTTACGACTTTCTAATCCAGCAACTGTATCTCCTCCAACTATCTGACCTAGCTTTGTATCACCAGCTCCATAGATAAATGCATAGACCCATGTCTTTGCCGTTGGTCTATCTTTAAGTCCGATAATCTTTTGGTTATAGGTATGGATGTCTCCGTCCACAACTTGTTCTGTAAACTTAGGGTTCCGTAAGTAATGGGCAAAACATCTAAGCTCCAACCCACTTGCATCGGATCCAACAAGACAATACTTATCTGGATCTGATACCGTCCAGAGTGAGCGACACTCCTTACCATATGGGGAATAACTTGCTGGAACCTGTGCCATATTAGGACCGTAATGACTCATACGAGAAGTCACACATCCTAATGTTATTACTCTTCCGTGTACCTTGCTATCATCTTTAACATTCTTTAACCACGATTTTATTTGGGATACTCTTTTCTCAAACAATAGGTACTTAGCAATTGTCTTTGCCTCTGGATAATCTAATCCTTTTAAAACTTGCTCATCAATAACTGGTAGTCCAGTGGGTGTGGTTTTAGTAGGCACCCATTGATATTTCTTTTGCAACCTCTCGGCTATTTGTTTTCTGGAACTAGGGTTAAACTCATCGACATGATCTTTCAATGCTCTACCTGTGGTCTTATGAAACCGTGGTGTATGTATTGTAGGAAAGATTGTTTGTAATTCTTTCTTTAAGTCTTCTGCTTTTGTTTTTAATTCTTCCAACAAATCATGTGCCTTATTTATATTAAGATGAAATCCATTATCTTCTTGTTGATCAATGATCCTTCTAACTCTATGCTCCATTCTCACACTTTCTTTACCGAACCTAGATATTTTTGGTGCGAGGTGTTGCATAAGTAATCGAGTAATGTGTACATCTTGTTGGCAATAGGTCACCATCTCCTCCGAAAATTCAGAGAAGTCTTTGAAGTCTATTTTATTTCCACTGTCTAATCTTTTACCCCAAGCTTTTAAACTATGGCCACCCTCTCTATGTGCATTGATCATCTGTGAAAGCAAGAGGGTATCAACAATATATTCAATGGGTATACGAATATGTAATAGTCTCTCCAACACTGGCGCATCAAAGCTTACACCATTGTGCATAATATATTTACGAAATTTACCGTTCTTAGCATAATACATATTATGCCATCCAATAAATTCTCTACACCCTTCTTCTTGACGGAAGTTTTTCATCATACCCGTTTCATAATCTTGTACACATATACAATGTATCTTGGTTGCATCAAGACTGTCTGTCTCTATGTCTAGGACTACTGTATTAAACTTGGAATCCATTGTTTACCTCCTGGAAATCATCGTTGTCTTTTTGTTTTGGGTTAGGTACTTCAGTTAAGCGACCACTATCCTTATGCCATTGTAACCAACAGCAAGGGCCAGTCTCTCCACTAAATCTATTCTTCAGAACACGAACAGTTGTTCTGTTTCTCTTGCTCTCTTCTTCTGCTTGTCCATTTCTTTCTAA